CTATGCCAAAAAGTAAAATAGGTTATTGACAATATGCAAAGCTAGGTGGTAGCCTAGTAGCAAGATAAATATTCAGATTGGTGACTAACGTGTAAATCCAATCAGTGACCCAAAACAAATAGGGTAGTAGCCCATGACACTACAGTTGTGTCTGCCGGGGCAGCAGTATACCCTAAATGTGATTAGGAGATAGTACGATGTACAAGCGTGATATGCCAGTAATGGCAAAGCATGGTTGGTCGTCACCTGATGGGCTAGTGGATATTGTTGCATTTGTGCTTTGCACAATACAGCAACCACTACAATCAGTGGGCAACCAGCTTTCGGATGTTCGTAAACTTGGTGCAGATAGCAAGTATCTATTCAGTGCCAAGCGTAACGGCTATCAATTTATATTAGATAACAAGTCCACCATTTATGATGGATTATTAGAGTGCAAACAAAATGATGATGTTGTTGGTGCAGTGGAATTACTCACAACGGTGCCATCACTTGGAATGGTGAAAGCAAGTTTTGTCGCCCAATGTTTGGGCTTCGATGTAGCTTGTTTGGATAGCCACAACTTAACTAGGTTAGGCTGGGCAGCTTCGGCCACCAAACTTGACAAGAAAACCAAGCCGGAATTGCGCCGGAAAAAGATACAAAAATATGTGGAATTTTGCCAGATAAAAGGTGCTGAATATTGGTGGGATACATGGTGCGACTATGTAGCTGGCAACAGTGCCAACAAAAAACTACCAACAGGTGACGCCGTTAGTGCGTACCATGTGCAAGCATTAGCAATATGAGGTAATGAAATGACTTTTGATAAATTTGTAAAAGAGTGTGATAGAATTTGCACTGCAAAGATTGGCGTTGGAATACACGATATGCCTGACTTAACGTGGCGTGACTTTCACGAAGATGGGCTATCACCAATGGATGCGATTGACTGTGCATTAGATGAATGGCAGGGAGACATGCTATAATGGATAAGTTATTTTTTGAACGTAAAGAAAATTATGGTGAGATTAGGTTTTACCCGAAGTGTAGCAAATCCCAGTTTCTTGCGGATTTATGTGGACGCAAAACATTTTATCGGTATCAGGTGCTTGACATTAGTGAAAAGCTAGGGTATGAAATAGAAATTACTAACGCAGGTCTATAGGGTTTGGGTTAGTTATAGGGTTTGGTCATAGCTCTAATAAATATGTGACAAGCGGAATATATTCTGCGATTTTGTAAAACTTTTAATTAGGAGACTAAAAATGTTTAAGACTGTATTTACTAAGAACGTATCAGGTATCATTCGCAATCATGTGGGTGTGGAAAACCTACAGGCTCGCCGTATCACTAATCGGTATGGACGCAAGGGTACTATGTTAAGCAAGCGAGTAACTAAATCCTTACTTGCGGTATCACGTGTTGAGCAAGGTGGCACTGTAATCAATGGCAAAAAATACAAGGGTGGTCAATTCTGCCCACGCCAGAACATTGCGTAAATCATTTCGTATTAATCCTGTTGCGAAAGCACAGGCTTTGTCTAGACGCAGGGCAGGTGCTTATCGTGACCGGAAAAAGTACGACAGGAAAAGGGATAAGAAGGATGCCGAAAAGGATCATCACTTATCGCAAGCCAGTAAAGGTAAAATCTATCTTGACTAAACATAGAAAACCTGTTACGGCTATGCGTAAGCAACAACGTGTGAACAAATTACAACGACAGAAAATGGGATGTTAAATTATGAATAAAGCAACAGCAAAAATACTACGCAACAAACTTAATGAAATTTTTGAGGAGCATGGCATTGAGGGGTATGAGATACACGCAGGGAATGCGTCATTCGATGACTCACAAGTTACCTTCAAAGTTGAGGTGCGTGAACAAGGTGCAGGGTCAGCAGAAGAACGTGACCTAGAAACTTTCGCCAACCTGTCTGATCTAGACACAACCAAGATTGCCAACCAGCAGGGCAAGACATTCTCACTTGTTGGATATAAGACTAGGGCAAGGAAAAATCCTTGGATCGTGCAAGACATGAAGTCTGGCACTAAGTATGTCATCAATGACATGACAGCCAAGCGTTGGTTCGGAAAGGATGTTGCATAAAATGCGAGTTACAAAGCGAATGATTAGGGTGCGTTTGGAAGCAGTCAACAGACAGCTTGAACGCATGGCAAGGTCAGATGAACAGTCAGCTACACTTGATGTGAATTTCGCGGCGGAATATGGTGGCTACGAATTGACTGCAAATGATGCAATCATGGCATGGCGTATGCCAGCAAGAGAGATGTTACAGCATCTTGATGGGGTGCTGATAGGATTAAACTTAGCGAGAGGTGCTTACAGATGAATGTATTATCATTGTTTGATGGTATGTCGTGCGGTCAGATCGCACTACAGAAATCAGGATTCCAAGTTGACAAGTATTACGCCAGCGAGATAGACAAGTACGCTATCAAGGTAGCGAAGGTTAACTATCCGGACATGGTGCATCTAGGTGATGTGCGTGATGTTAAGGCAGATGACTTGCCACAGATTGACCTATTGATTGGTGGCAGTCCATGTCAGGGATTTTCGTTTGCTGGGAAAAGATTAAATTTCGATGACCCCCGAAGTAAATTGTTCTGGGAGTTTGTTCGACTGCTAAAAGAGTTAAAGCCTAGATATTTTCTTTTGGAAAATGTGCGGATGAAACAGCAGTCTATGGATGTAATCACTGATGCATTAGGTGTCGAACCTATATTCATCAACAGTCGGATCGTGTCTGCACAGAATAGGCAACGCTACTACTGGACAAACATTCCGATGGACAAGTTACCTGATGACAAAGGTATCCTGCTCAAAGATATACTAGAGGATGGTCATGTAGACAGAGACAAGGCACACTGTATTGACGCTAACTATTTCAAGGGTGGCAATCTCAAGTCATACTTTGAGAAACACAGGCGACAGCTAGTGTTCAGCAAGGATGGTCTATGTCATGTAGGGGATGCCGACATTCGCGGTAATGACAATATACGCAGGGTATATCATCCAGATGGCAAGGCACCATGTCTTACTACAATGGGTGGTGGGCATCGTGAACCCAAGACATTGACAAGCGATACCACATGGCGCAAGCTAACGCCACTTGAGTGCGAGAGATTACAAACTGTGCCGGAAGGGTACACCAACCATGTCAGCAATACACAACGCTACAAAATGCTTGGCAATGGGTGGACAGTTGATGTAATATCACATATATTTAATGGAATGAAGGAGACAATACAATGCTAACACTTAACACACTACACTATGACACACCAAAGGAACATCTTGTAGAGTCACTTGGCTTGCTACCCCATTGGGTAGTTGAGTACAATTTGCTAGACGAAGATGACATTGTGCAATATATGACAGAACGCTATGGATTTGGTAAACTGTATTGCTTTGGTGGAGAAGTATTAAAAGATGGTTCATACAAAAGTCTTCATGAAGAAGATGATGATTTAGAATATGTGGGCAAGATGGATACCAAAGATGGAACAGTATACTTCTACCCTTATGCTATCATTGCCTTGCCTACTGAAGATGGTAAACATTTTATTACAAGGATGGATTAAATTATGGAAAAGCGCAGAGTATGGAGTGAAGAAAGTAGACTAATGCTGCAAGGGTTTGAACAACGTATGTTTGACCACGACTGGATTGATACTGATGTTGTTGCATTATTAGATGACGATGGTGATTACCACACAGAAGTAGATGTAGAGGAGATTGATAATGATAACACTTAACTTACCACCGAAACAAGTCAACGCCATGCTAGTTGCAATGGACTCAGAGATTGAGATGCAATTAGGTGGCAGACCTGTTGATTGGGAATCATTCCCAGAAATTGCCGCAATGCTAATGGCTTACTACACAACACGTTGTAAATTTGAGGAGAACCAAGATGCCTAACCATACAGATAACAGAGTAATCCTGTCACACGCTGACAGCCAGAAGATTGATGACATCTACAATGTGATGAACACAGACGATGCTTCACTACTGCAACACATCATCCCCATGAACGAGTCCTTGCTTGATGGTGGTGATTGGTATGACTGGCGGCTGGATAATTGGGGTACTAAGTGGGACATCTATGAGACGCACTGCACTCGCATTGATGCTAACACATTGTCCATGACCTTCTACACTGCATGGTCACCGCCTATACCTGTCTTTGACAAGCTGACAGACATGGGCTATGAGATAAATGCACGATACCTTGATGAAGGGTGGATGTATGTTGGCGAGTATGTAGATGGTGATGACTGGTCAACTGATGACATTGAGAGTATCAGTGAGGTACGCCCAGAGTTAGCTGATGAGTTTGATATTAGTGAAATGATGCAAGAGGAGAATAAATCTTATGGATAGACAAAAATATAAACAACACATTCTTGCCTTGATTGAAGAGGTGAGACAACTAGAAGCACGTATGAAACCTACCGACACAGGACACATTGGAACTGCAATCAATGTACTCATGGGTAGGATTGAGGAAATGCTAACTGAACTTGTAGAGGATAAATAAAATGCAATACATAACACATGAAGATAGACTACAATTTTTACAGGCACACAATGACTTAAAGGATTTACTTAGTACAATCCATGAGTGTAATGACTTATATATTTCTGATGTAGGTAAGTTAGAAGGACTTCAGTATTTGATAAAAAGAGTAATGAAGTTTGTGCCTAAAAAAGATTATGAAGGTAATCCACAATTTTATAGAGATTACATTTTAGAGGATGAGGAGCAAAATGATGATTGATCAAACTTATGTGAAGCGTGGTAAAATATTCTTTGAGGATGGTGAGTGGTGGTACACCCGTCCTAATCAAAAGATACGTGAGAGGATCGCAGGCCATGCTAAGAAGAACACGACAAGGATGTTTGTAAATGGGAAGTATATTCCTAAGTCACACCCATTGCATAAGCCGGGGCGATACAAAAGTTTGGACGATGCATGGTCACATCAACAGATTGACAGTGTGCCAGAGGGTGAGGTTTATGCCATCATCAACAAGGCGTGGCCGGATTGGGTAAAGATTGGGTGCGCAACCATTGCAGAGGATAGACTAAATGGCTACCAAACCTCATCACCTTTTCGGGATTATGAGATTGTGTGTACGTTTCAGTCAGCCAACCGGAGCAAGGCTGAAACTATCATGCACCGCACACTAGAACAGTATGCAAGTGAACGCCGCAATGAGTGGTTTAAGATTAACCTTGACAAAGTGAAGGAAATGTTTTATCACTATGACGATAATGTAGTAAACAACTAGGAGAAAATAGCATGATTGAAATATTATTTGTTACAGCGTTTGCTTTGTTCGCAGAGGATAACGCAGAGTTTATTGCTGACGTTGACGTTAAGTATGAGCAAGGTTGTACGTTTACTTACGTAGGCAAGAAGAATGCCAAACCGGATGTACCCCACATTTCTTGGGGTGATTATGTATTTTACAGTATGGAGCCATGTGATGAGTAATCAACAGAACGAAGCTATCCTTGAACGTTTGTATGAAGATGCATATGAGCAGTTAGTGCATCAGCACCAAAGCTGGAAAGCATATATATCTCCAGAGAAAATGCACAATGCGGCAGTTGAACTAGCCAAGAAACGCTGGGAGAATAACTATGAGTAACATATATAAACTAATCATGGACAACAGGTACAACCCACTGCGTCACATACCTGACACAAACACACGGCACATGGTCACGCAATTATTGGCATGGATGTGGTGTATTATCTTTGGTATGTCTGTCGGGTCTGTCACTGTCTTTGGTGTCAGTGCCGTAGCACACGCCCTGTTGATAGCTGGTGTGTTTATTACGGCAGGGGTATTTGAAACAGCCAAGCGTAGGCCACAGTATTTTGGTAGTTTGGGCAGAGGCAAAGGGGGTGAGCATGAATAAATATACAGCAGTCTATACAGCATATGGCAGATATGAATCACTCATAGATGATCCACTTAGTAGAGTAGAATATATACAAGGTGAAACAATAGATGATGCTATCTCCGGACACGCAGAACATATGAAAGCGTGGGCTATACACGATATAGTTGGAGAGGTTGTCATATTGGAAGGTCACGTAAAACAATTAGATATTGGTGCGGGTACAGGCCACACTATGAAGAACGCAACTAAAGATGTAATTATTACAGGAGTAAATAATGAACAGGTTTTTGATTGACCATCACCCTAAAGCAATAGCACAACAACTATGTGATCAACACATTGTCAAGATGCCATTGGAAGAATCGCAGATGTTATGTACAAGTTTATGGCATCATGCACCAGAGTATGCAGAAAAGTATAACCTATATAAGCCAGTACATCAAAAGCATCCATGTACATTATGGGCAATGCGTAGCCAAGCTAACTACGTGTATGCTTTTAATTTGTATGCTGCAATGCTGGAAGAATATACTTATCGTTATGATAAAACACATGGTGCTAGTAAACATTTTATGGCGTTATCTAATGGCAAAAAGTTTCTTCCTACTGATACTATCAACCATGTTACTAGGCATCCAGAATGTTTTAGTGGCATGGACGACTTAAAGACAGGCGAACACTGGCCTATAAAGTCTTACCGAAACTTTTATATTGCAGACAAGTCTAGGTTCGCAAGATATAATAAAGGCCGAGACATGCCCGGCTGGATGAAAGGAATCAACAATGCCTAGAAATATAGAAGAAACAATATCTGCCTTCTCTAAGGAAGATTTGAATGAGCAAATCGAGTGGTACTTAACAGAGTATCACCCTTTGGGGTATGGCACTCGTGTTGCTAAGACAACACATGACCCTGACACTGGCAGATATACTGCTGTCATGTCACGTTACAGTACATGCGATTAGGAGAAATTATATGGACATTATTATTGCAGTAGTTGGGATGATAATCTTGCTGGCGTTTGGGCTATGATTAGCTTCAAAGAAATGGTGGATGATTACTATTCTTCCTATGAATACAAGGACTTACGAGATGAAACTAAATCTGATTATAAATATTTAATCGGTCAAGTTTTGGACACTAGGGTGGAGGGACGATACCTTCGACAAGTGGATGTCAAAAAACTGACTAGCAAAATATGTAAACTTGCGTATAACATATGGTGTGACAGAGGCATACACTTTGCCAACAAGACAATGGCAATAGCTAGAGTTCTGTACAACCATGGTTTACGCATGGAGATGGTAGGTAGTAATCCATTCAATGCTGTACGTAGGCGTAAACCACAGGTTCGTTCTACATTGTGGTCAAAGGATGATGTAGTCAAGCTACTAGACTTTGCTTACAGCGAGTTTGAAACACGCAACCTTGGGTTGATTGCACAGATGGCATATGAATGGTGTCAGCGTGTTGGCGATATGCGCCTACTAAAGTGGGACAGTGTAGACTTTGAACACAAGCGTGTACATATCTTACAGTCAAAGCGTAGGGCGGAAGTGTATTTGCCCGTGTCTGATGAATTGTTGGAGATGCTTGAACAGCAACATGCAGACTTTGGTTTTCAAGATTACATTGCCCCACGCCCCAATGCTATTGGCGGTAAGTATGAACCCTATACTAAGTATAAGATGTCAAAGCATGGACGTACACTAATTCGCAGTGCAGGTTTACCAGATACACTTAGACTGTCAGACTTGAGGCGAACTGGTACAACAGAAATGGTTCAAGCTGGTGTAGGAATAGGACAGATTATGTCGGTTACAGGACATGCTAACCCCCAGTCGGTCCAACCATATATAAAAAATACCTATGACGCAGCAAATTATGCCTTGACAAAAAGAACATCACATGGTAAAAGCACATCAGATGCCAAACAAGAAAAGGATTATATATAATGTATAACAATATATATGATACAGTAAATAACATAACAGTATATGTAGGTGAGTCAGTTAGAATTAACTGTCCATCTTGTAAAGGATACAAAACTTTTACTGTATCTAATATTGGTGGTAACATTGTGTGGAATTGTTACAAGGCATCTTGTGCTGTCAGTGGTGGCAAGCGTATAGGTATGACACCTGATGATATAAAGAATATGAAAGCTAAACAAATACAAAAAGAAATAGAGTTTGAATTACCAAAGTTTATCGTGAAGCGTAGTAATCTGTACATGAACAGGTGGTGTGCTAGATGGGGTTTGGATGTAAATAAATTAGGTTTGCATTACGATGTAAAGGAAGACAGAGTTGTATTTCCTGTCGTACATGATAACAAGATTGTTGACGCTACTGGTCGGGCGTTGACAAAGCGACTCCCCAAATGGCGAAGGTATGGGTCTTCTAGTCTCCCCTATACCAGTGGTCAGGGTGATGTCGCCGTGGTTGTTGAGGACTGTGTGAGTGCTGCAGTAGTTGGTGGTGAGAAATTTGTCGGGGTCGCACTACTAGGTACTACTTTGCTTGAAGAACATAAGCAATATCTTACACAGTTCTCAGCAACTATCGTTGCCTTAGACCCCGATGTGTTACCAAAGACTATAGCAATGGCTACAGAATTACGTAGCCACATACCCAAGGTAAAGGTGTTGCGCCTTGAAAAAGACTTGAAGTACGGCAACCCGACAGACATAGAAAAACTAAAACAGTTAGGAGCAACATAGTGGAACTTATGGAATTATCACTTGTACGAAGTCTGATGAACAAAGACTTCTATGAAAACAATCGGGGTGCAAGATGCCCAGATAAATTGTTCAGCGCAGATGTGCGTAAGATTAAAAAAGCAGTTGACATTGCAATGGATAGATATAATAGGACTGTCACCCCAGAAGAAGTACAAGCCCTGTTCATATCAAGTAACCCATCTATTACACCAGCCCAACGTGAGTCATACAATGGTTTGTTTAAGACCATACACCGCACTGACCCATTAGGTAGTGATGTAGCAGGAGAGGTGCTTTCTCGCCTGTTTCAGCAGGTTGTGGGGGCAGAGATTGCAGAGTTGGGGTTTGACTATGTGAATGGTGACAAGTCCAGCCTAGAGCCTTTACAACAGCTTCTTGAAAAGTATGGTGAAGACTTTACGCCCAAGCTAAAAATTGAATGGGATGACATATCCATTGATACTATTATCTCCAAGAATGATTTGGAAGCGAGATGGACATTTAATATCCCAACTCTTGTGCGCAAGGTTGAGGGTGTAAATGATGGACACTTGATTGAGGTAGGTGCTAGACCCAATACAGGTAAGACATCATTCCATGCCAGCTTGATTGCAGGGCCGGGCGGGTTTGCCCAGCAAGGTGCCAACTGTATTGTATTGTGTAATGAAGAAAGCTACCATCGTGTGGCCGCACGTTATCTTACAGCAGCAACAGGTCTTACAATGTGGGATGTAAAGAATGACCCGTCCACTGCAAGGGATTTATATCGTCCTGTGTATGATAAGATTCGTATCAAGGATTCTACGGGCAGGGACATGGCTTGGGTAGAAAGTGTATGTAAATCATATAATCCTGATATTGTTGTGCTTGATATGGGGGATAAGTTTGCTACGATGTCAGGGTATTCACGCCCAGACGAAGCACTAAAGGCTAATGCCATCTATGCTAGGATGATTGCCAAGCAGTATGGTTGCGCTGTATTTTATATGTCCCAACTAAGTGCAGAGGCAGAAGGCAAGACGATATTGAATCAAAGTATGATGGAAGGTTCACGAACTGGCAAGGCCGCAGAAGCAGACCTTATGATCCTGATTGCAAAGAATCCTGTAGTGGAAGGTGGAAAGGACGAAGAGGATACACAACGCCACATTAACGTAGTAAAAAACAAATTGTCTGGTTGGCATGGTCGCATAGGTTGTAATCTCAACTATACAATAGGAAGGTATGAAGTATAATGAAGCTAACACTTGATGTAGAAAATACTGTCACGCAACGTGATGGCAAGATGCACCTTGATCCATTTGAATCAAACAATAGTTTGGTAATGGTTGGTATGCTTACAGACCAAGGGGTGGAAAGAGTTGTAACTATTGACCACAGTGAGGTAGAGGCAGATGATGGTGGACATGTACTAATACAAGAGTTCCTAGATGCCACTACTGTTCTTATCTGTCACAACGCAGCATATGATTTATTGTGGTTATGGGAATCTGGTTTCAAGTATGATGGCCCGGTTTTTGATACAATGCTGGCAGAGTATGTGTTACAACGTGGGGTAAAAGAGCCTCTATCTCTTGAAGCATGTGCTGAACGCTATGCATTAGATACACAAAAACAAGACACGCTTAAAGAATATTTCAAGAAGGGATACAGTGTAAAAGATATTCCACATGATGAACTGTGTGAGTATCTTGTTGCTGATCTACAGGCCACCCAACAGTTGGCAAACAAACTAATTCTAAGGCTGAATAGTATAGACGATGCTGGCTTACGTGGCACAGTTGATTTAACTAATCAGGTGGCGGTATGTTTGGCACGTATATATCAACGTGGGTTTGCTGTTGACTTGAGCAAGCTAGATGAGGTGCGTCAAGAATTTGAACAAGAGAAGCGTCAACTTATTGACAACCTACAAGAGCATGTTCGGGAGATTATGGGTGACACACCTATTAATCTTAATAGTCCAGAGCAATTGTCTTGGGTTATTTATAGCCGTAAGGTAAAGGATAAGAACACATGGTCAAATTCTATTGAACCATATATGAAAGACTCACCTTTCAAAGAGTTGATACGAACTCAAACAGAACGTGTATATAAAACATATGCAGAGCAGTGTTCTGATTGTCGTGGCACTGGATACATTCGGAAGACAAAGAAAGATGGTACACCTTTTGCCAAACCTAACAAGTGTGTTACTTGTGCATCTAGTGGTTATCTATACAAACCTACGGATAAGGTAGCTGGCCTAAAGTTTATGCCACCTAATGCTAAGTGGGCTAGTGCAAATGGATTTAGTACAAGCAAAGGCAACCTTGAGATATTAGAGAGGGCGGCACGTGGTAAAGGCATGACGGACGCAGTATCGTTTCTGTCTAAGGTTCGCAGACTATCTGCTGTTGATACATACCTATCATCTTTTGTTGAAGGTATACATACACATACTAAACAAGATGGCAAGTTGCATGTCAGACTTTTGCAACATAGAACAGCCACAGGTCGCCTATCAGGTGCAGACCCTAACATGCAGAACATGCCACGCGGTGGTACGTTTCCTGTTAAGAAGGTGTTTGTATCTCGTTGGTCTGATGGTAAAGTATTAGAAGCAGATTTTGCCCAGCTAGAGTTTAGGGCAGCTGCATATTTATCACAAGATGGAGTAGCAATTGAAGAAGTCTCTACTGGATTTGATGTACACGCATATACCGCTAAAGTTATTACCGATGCTGGTCAACATACGACTCGCCAAGATGCGAAGGCGCACACGTTTGCACCACTCTACGGCGCAACTGGATTTGGACGAACAACTGCCGAAGCAGAATACTACAAACACTTCACACAAAAATACCAAGGAATCGCAGATTGGCATACCAGATTGGCTAAAGAGGCTCTAACAACAGAGAGGATTACAACACCGTCTGGTCGTCAGTTTAAGTTTGATGGAGTACGGCGTTTAGATAACGGTAAGATAACAAACTTTACGCAGATCAAGAACTATCCTGTGCAATCTTTTGCTACAGCAGATATTGTGCCTATCGCTTTATTACATATTGATAAACTACTGAGAGGTATGCAATCTTGTGTAGTTAATAGTGTGCATGATAGTATCGTGGTAGATGTACATCCTAATGAAGAACTACAAGTGATTGACATTATTAAAAAAACTAATGATGATCTTCCCGGTTTAATTACAATGCGTTGGGGAATAGTATTTAATGTACCACTTGAACTTGAAGCAAAAATAGGTGAGAATTGGCTTGACACAAAGGACGTAGTGTGATAGAACTACGATTCTATTTTTATAAAAAGGAGTAAAAAATATGAGTGAATTAGCAGTGATTGATAATAACAACTATGTAGCTATGGCTCAAGTAATGGGCATGGCATACGATGCAGGTGATACAAAGAATAAAAGTACGCTTGCTCGTATTAAGTTGCAGAAGAAAGCAATCAAAGGTAAAGCAGAAGTTAATGGCAAGACTGTCACAGTCGATGTTGTAACGGCTGGTTCTTTTATGATTGAGAAAGAAGGCAAGGATGTGTATGCAGAATCTATTAAGATGCGCATCCACGTGCAACGATTTATGTATCAGAAGTATGACAATGCAGTAAACAACTATGTAAAAACTGTGATGTCACCAGACTTGAAAGTGGACTTGAAGGATAACTACGGCACGTTTAACTGTGGCAAACCTTCTGGATATATTCAAGACTTCTCTGCTTTGCCTGACGCTATGAAAGAACTTATACGTTCCATTAAACGTACTAGAGTTATTCTTGGCACAGTGACATTTGTAGATGCTACAGATGATCAAGGTAATCCTGTAGAGGTTATTGACATGCCTTTTGTTTGGGAAGTCGATAACAAAGAAGGATTCAAAAACTTTGCAGAAGCTACTGCAAAACTTGCCCAGCATCGTAGGCTGTCTGTGTATCATAATATTAATGTTACTACAGAAGAACGTGAAGCAGTAGGAAATACATATTATGTTCCTGTCTGTGAAGCTGATCTTGATAATACGTTTGAAGTATCAAAAGAAGACCAAGCCTTCTTCAAAGACTTTATGGCTTGGATAGAAAGCCACAATCGTTGGGTTCTATCTGAATGGGATCAGAAGCAAGTTGAAGCAGCTACTGATGAAGAAAAAGAAATGGCAGAATCTTTCGTTGACATTGATGTTGAAGAGGTAGAATAGTATGAACCATCCAGCAGAACTGGCGTTGCATGTATACATGGATAACGCAACTAAAGGCAAGTCAACTATGTCAGAAGATACTGCCAAACAAATTGCCGAAGATGTTCGTCAAGCTGTGTTGCGTCAGTTCAATGGTTCGGGGCGAGGAGATTTTAGATTGCGCATGTCTAATATTGGTAGACCAACCTGCCAGTTATGGTTTGAAAAGAACAAGCCAGAGACAGCCCTTCCTCGCCCAACTACATTCGTAATGAATATGATGCTTGGTGATATTGTTGAAGCAGTATTCAAAGGACTATTAACAGAAGCGGGAGTTGAATATGGGGATTCTGAGAGTGTATCACTTAATCTTGGAGAACATACAATTAACGGAACATATGATCTTACTATTGATGGGGCTGTTGATGATGTCAAGTCAGCATCTGATTGGTCTTATCGTAACAAATTTGAATCCTTTGAAACACTCCGTGATGGAGATGCTTTCGGTTATGTTGGACAACTTGTCGGCTATGCTAAAGCTACTGGCCTGAAGACGGGCGGTTGGTGGGTAGTTAATAAAGCAAATGGTAGTTTCAAGTATGTACCAGCAACAGGCGTAGACGAAGAAAAAGAAATGCTTAACATTATGAATACAGTTAAAACTGTAGACACAAATAAATTTAAGCGTTGCTTTGAACCTATTGAAGAAACATTTAGGAGTAAGCCTACAGGTAACAAAGTCTTATGTAAAGAATGTTCCTTCTGTGATTATAGAAAAGCCTGTTGGCCTAACCTAAAGGAATTGCCAGCCGTGAAGTCACAAGCCAAGCAACCTAAGATGGTTTCATATATTGAATTAGCACCTGAGTATGCTAATGCATAATGCCAAAAGGTTTAGGGCAGCACGTAAGTTAGGATTTCGTAGTGGTCTTGAGCATAAGATTTCAGAATACTTAATTAACTTAAAGGTAAAGTTTGAGTACGAGCCTTTAAAAATTGAGTGGGAAGACCTTGCTTATAGAACTTACACTCCTGACTTCGTGCTTGCAAATGGTATTATAATTGAAACAAAAGGTATGTTCACCGCCGCTGATAGACGAAAGCATCTTGCAATACAAAAACAACATCCTAATTTAGATATTCGTTTTGTTTTTGAGAACAGCCGTAGAAAGTTACGTAAGGGTGCAAAGTCTAGCTATGGTGAGTGGTGTATAAAGTATGGCTTTCTATACTACGATAGAGTTATACCAGAAGAATGGTTAAAAGAAAAAGGAAAAAACAAACATCCAAAGTTTGTAAAGTTCAGAGGAACAAAAGTAAAAAGGAGTAAACGATGATAGAAAAAAAGATAATGGACGATGATTTCTTAGTCCGGGTAAGACCCTTAAAAACAGACACAGGCGGGTATACAGGGGAAGCAAGTTTTTCTGTCATTAGCAGTCAGGATAGTGAAGTACCCATTAACCTGTATAAAGACATTGACTATATAGTACGCTGTATGTTATCTACTATACCATTGATGGAACAGGATGAAGACTTCCGCGACTTTGTAAATTATTATGTTAAAAATAATTTTAAATATGAGTTTGAGGACGATGAAGAAAAACCTGTAGTACAAGATATAGATGGTAATGTCATTACAATTAACTTTAACACAGACACAGAGGGCAGTGCATGAGGCATGAAACATATATGAAAAGAATGATGGAAGAAGAAACGGAACAAGCTGGCAAGGAAGCATATGGTGATGTGGATATGGTAAATAGTCCATCACATTACAATCAGTCAGGCATTGAATGTATTGCAGCTATACAAGCAGCATTAGGTTCAAATTTTAAGTATTACCTACAGGGTAACATTATAAAATACTTGTGGCGTTTTGACTACAAAGGTAAGCCACTAGAGGATTTAAGAAAAGCACAGTGGTATCTTAATACCTTAATTGAAGACGAGGTGGCTAGTGATGAGAGTTAAAGTTTATCTTACATTAGACATTGATACAGAAGAGTATCCAATACCTGCAGATGAGAATGTAGGACAAGACATACAAGACAGTTTAGAGGAATATTTCTACGATGTTGAAGGGGTAGAAATAAAAAATATGAAAGCAATAACGGAGTGACAGATATGAACAATTACCTACCAACAGACTACCAAAACTTCATCGCGCTATCACGGTATGCCCGATGGAAAGAAGATGAACAACGCCGTGAGACATGGGTTGAGACAGTAGAACGCTACTTTGATTATATGAAGAACCATCTGCAAAGCACGTGTAACTATGTGCTATCAGATGAACTACGTGGTGAACTAGAGGAAGCTGTACTCAATCAGGACATCATGCCTAGCATGAGAGCCTTGATGACATCCGGCCCAGCATTAGACCGTTGCCACGTAGGGGCATACAACTGCTCTTACGTCCCTGTGGATAGCCCTAGAGCATTCGATGAAACTATGTACATCTTAATGTGTGGCACTGGTGTAGGCTTCTCTGTGGAACGACACAACATTGAGAAGATGCCTATAGTTAATGAAGACATGCACGAGACTGATACAGTAATTAAGGTAGGTGACAGTCGCCCCGGATGGGCTAAGTCTCTACGTGAATTGATTGCTATGCTATACGCTGGTCAGATTCCCAAGTGGGATGTGTCTGCTGTACGTCCTGCAGGTGAACGACTCAAGACATTTGGTGGCAGGGCATCCGGCCCAGCACCTCTGGAAGAACTATTCCAGTTTGTTATTGACAAGTTTAAGAATGCGGCAGGTCGTAAGCTGTTCCCTATCGAATGCCACGACATCATGTGTAAGATTGGTGAGGTTGTTGTAGTCGGCGGTGTACGCCGTAGTGCATTGATTTCATTGTCTAATCTCAATGATGATCAGATGGCACATGCCAAGTCAGGTATGTGGTGGGAGAATGAAGGACAACGTGCATTGGCTAACAACTCTGTGGCTTATAAAGGCAAGCCGGAGATGGGTACATTCATGCGTGAATGGGTGTCACTGTACGAGAGTAAGTCAGGTGAACGTGGTATCTTTAACCGTGAATCTGCTAAGAAGCAAGCGGCTAAAAATGGCAGACGTGATACAGAACATGACTTCGGCTGCAACCCTTGCAGTGAGATACTGCTACGCCCATACCAGTTCTGTAATCTGTCAGAGGTAGTAGCACGTGCTAGTGATACACAACAGACACTACACGAGAAGGTACGCTTGGCTACAATCTTGGGTACATTCCAATCTACACTGACTGACTTCAAGTATCTTCGTAATATCTGGAAGAAGAACACAGAGGAAGAACGCTTGTTGGGTGTATCACTTACTGGTATCATGGACAATGACTTGCTTAGTGGCACATCAGCTCACCTTGGTAAGAACATTGGTCAGACACTAGAGACATTGCGTGACACAGCAGTAGAAACTAATGCGGCTATGGCGCAACAGCTTGGTATTCCACAATCAACAGCAATCACCTGTGTGAAGCCTAGTGGTACAGTGTCACAACTTGTGGACAGTGCGTCTGGCATTCATGCAAGGCACAACCCACACTACATTCGGACTGTACGTGGTGATAACAAAGACCCACTAACACAGTTCCTTATCTCAGAAGGTATCCCTAATGAGCCGGATGTTATGAAGCCTGAGTCTACTACAGTGTTCAGCTTCCCAATGGCATCACCACGTGGGGCGGTAACACGCACAATTCTGTCGGCTATTGAACAACTTGAGTTGTGGCTTACCTACCAGCGATTCTGGTGTGAACATAAGCCTAGCGTAACAATCTCTGTGAAGGAAAATGAATGGATGCAGGTAGGTTCTTGGGTGTATGACCACTTCGATGAAGTATCTGGCATCAGCTTCCTACCATTCAGTGACCATACGTACAAGCAAGCACCATATCAGGACTGTACAGAAGACGAGTATGATGCTATGCTGGCACAGATGCCTAAGAGTGTGGACTGGTCATTGCTACAGGAGTTTGAGAAGGAAGATACAACATCAGGTGGACGCGAGTTAGCGTGTACTGCAGATGCTTGTGAAATAGTAGACTTGAATGCAGCATAAAAGGAGTTGACATATGAGAGAAAAAATGTTAGAAGTATTACGGAAACATGCACAGGCTAACATAGCACTGCATGTTGCCAACATTGAATGTTACTTGCGTAACCCTGTAGGGATTGGAGAACATTCAGATATAATGGAAGCTATGCAAGGTGAACTGGATAAAATTGCATCGCACGAAGATAGACTTGACATCCTAAACAATTACTTTAATGAGTAAAGAGTTGATATGGAAACGGGGTGACGGTTGGTTAATATACAACCCACCCCGCAAGTCAGAACAGTGGGATGAATGGCAAAAGATTAAGCGCAAACATGCAGAGAAGGAAAAACAAAATGACAGAACAAAAGAAACAAACAATTAATATTGACGGTGAAGACTATCTAGTTGAAGATTTGTCAGATTTGCAAAAGTATATGATTACACAAGTAGTAGACTTAAAAAAGAGAATAAGTAATGTACGTATGCAGTTAGATCAATTTAAAGTTGCCCAAGCAGAGTTTAGCAAAAGTCTTTCACAGTCTGTAAAAACAAAACCTCAAGGGGAAAATAATGAAAAGACGTAATGGCCTTAGTAAGTATGATGCTCCACTAAGAATACAATATCAGTGGGGTTACGATGCCTTTCTAAAAGGAAAAATAAACAAGGGAGAAAAGGGTAAATTCTTTCTTGGTGACAGCGGCATTGAACACAATACAATGCAGCATCGTGAATGGCTACGTGGGTACAATGATGCCTATCATGCTAACTTAAAAAGAGTAGAACACAATGAACAAGCTAGAGCAAGAAGCTAAAAACTGGATGAAGGAGAAATATATGAATGGTATTACAGGTACACAGTATCAAGAGCAAGCATGTAGCACTGCTATCTTCCCTAAAGAAAAAGCCACAGAGTATTTAACTCTTGGCCTAGCAGGAGAAGCAGGAGAAATTGCCAACAAAGTCAAGAAGTTTATTAGAGATGGTGCAGCACAAGATGAATACGAAGCCAAGAAGATTGAGATTGGCTACGAGATTGGTGACGTTATGTGGTACTGCGCTGTGCTTGCACAAGATATGGGGATGGACTTAGGACATGTTATGGAAAATAATTTGCGAAAACTAGCTGACCGTAAGGCTAGAGGTACACTGTCAGGCAGTGGAGATAATCGGTAATTGTTTCACACATAGCCAAATGGCTAGGCAGAATATAAAAAGAGGGGGCTTAATTGCCCCCTTTGTTTAGTTAAAGTATCCTGATGTTCTCATTTTTGTTAAATACTTAGCGTAGTATAATAATTTTGTGTAGTCATAATTACCATCTTCTGGTTTACCATGATTCTCGTGGTATACTTTCATAGCACGTTCCTTATCTATCTTCGGTATTCTATTCCATCCAGATTTTTCCATTGGATTAAAGCCAAAGCGTTCTTTATAAACAGGTTGCTTTGCATTATGCTCAACAAGGTCCATAATATCGCTACGATATTCTTGTATGACTTGCTTGAGAAAATCTTTCTTACCTTCCCTTGTTTTACTTTTATATGTCTCACTAGCTTCTATTGCAGGTACGACATAATCTGTAATATATTCTCCCATAAATTCTGATATAAGTGCATCTGCTTCAGGTACACCTGTCTTCTTATATATAATTCTACGGGATATTTTATTTTCTGCTAGTTCTCTTTCAAATCTATTCTTGCGTTCATTATACAACGCACCATATACTTGACGTGAAAACGGCGTGACTCTACGCAAATCTTCTGCACGAGTTGGCGACTGATATATTTCTGACGGGTTAATACCCAAGTGTTCAGACAAGTATTCCTCTATTTTATAGTTCATTGGTATACGTGCTAAAGAACGATTAACAAAGAAACTTAGCATGTCAGATGACTTTGTATCTTTTACAATACGTGCATCGTCTGGTGCTGCAAAAGTATTATATGTATCTTGCAACATTGTTAGAGGAATTGTAAAGGTATTAACAATGTTTGCTGCAGAGGCAGTTAAAAATTTCTGTAATTTGGCTGGGTCATCTTCTGCCATGACATCACGAAACATAGCATCAAGTGCATATAAACTCATACCAGATTTAAATTGTGTGCCAGATAATGCTTGAATAGCATCCGCTAATTCATTATTGTCACCATACAATGGTCTATCTTGTTCTTTAAATCCTGCTGTGTTTGCAATATCTTGGTCAAGCGCACGTGCTACAAGATCGCCAACAAATAAGAATGGTGCTGCTGGGAAGAACGGACGCAAATCATATGTACTACCATCAGCTTTTCTGCCTTCATACCAATTTTCACCAGCATGTTCTGACATGCGATAGGCAACAGCACCCATCAACATACCTGTACCTACTAAACCTTTAGCCAGTTCTTCATAGTTGTCTTGGTTCTTTGTGGCAAAACGTACAAAGCCAGCGTCCATCAAGTACAAAGGCGAATACTCATACGTGAATCGCATGGCGTTAGCTATAAATCTAGGGAATGGTACAAGTGATGTTGTAAGGAATGGTGCTTTGTGGATACCATCAATCAATGCACGGACTACTGGACTATCAGGAGTTTTCTGGTAAGTAAAATACAAAGACTCTTCTACAGCTTTGTCCAGCATTTCCTTACCTTCTTTTGTACTGAATACGCCTTTAAATTCACCACGTCTTACAATGTCACGAAGTTCATATTGTGCCTTATCAGCTTTTGTTTTTTCACCCGCCCTAATTTTTTTTGTGAACTGTTCATTAAGTTGTCGCTTTAAGCTACCAACAAACGCTGCTCTCTTAAATAGATTATCAGATGCTTGGTTTAGGGCATTTAGATTTGCACCTATGGCTCTCATCTTTCCTAGCTTTACGCCACTAGACATATCAGTAGTGTCAGCTATATCCTGCAATTCCCGAAACATTTGACTAGCCTTGGCAGAAAAACCAGATTTGAATACAGCTTCAATAGCCATAGCTTCTTTTTTATTTGTAATACCAAATGCTACAGCAAATATATCTTCATTAGCTTTATGCAACAAAGATTTGTTACCCGGTAATACTTTAGATATACCTCTGTCTACAGCTTTTGTTACAACATCAATACCTACACGTGCCGCACCGGATACGGTGTTACGAACAGTAGTACCAGTTTGTGAAGTCATAAAGGCAAGACGCATACTGTCAACACCCCTTGCACCATTTAATAATCTTTTTAATGCACCGACATTCATATCGTCAGTTATCATATCAGTTTCTGAAAGGAATCTAGATACACCAGCAGAACCCTCTTGCTCTAGCGCACGAGTTGCTTGGAACAATTCACCTTTTCTTTGTGAACTCAAACCAAATAGGTCATCATGTCCGGCATCTAATATCTTACGAACTGCACCTGCCTGTTGTAAAGTACGGGCAGCATGAGATACATCTGCCATAAACATGTTAGCAAAGTCATCTGCTGTTAAATTATATTTTTTAAATATGTCCCCTAATTCAAATGCATCTTTTAAAGTTTTATCTGATGCACTACGCAGAACTCGCCCGATTGCTTCCGTGACACGTTCACCTTCTTTGCGTCCACCACCTTTAGCAAGTATCTCTACTGTCATTGCAAAGACACGTTTCTTTTTACTTGGGTCAATAATTAAATCAAATATTGGTACGTCTTCATAGTCAACGCCCGGTTCTGTAGGTGGCAGGTCTGCGCCTCTTCTTATCTTATAACCTGTTTCAATTTCGTCACGTACTTTATCTGATGCAATGTCACCCTTTTTTACAGCCTCTGGGTCTAAGCTACGCAACACTTCCTTAGTATCATCTATTATCTTTTTATCTGTATCACGTAATGTTTTCTCTGCATTTTTTGTTGCAGCTTCAATAAGTTTAAGTTCTGCTTTATCAGCATCATCTAGCAAATCACCTACATTACGTTCAGCAAATCTTGAGAACTGCCCCTTTGCTAAACCGACAGCTGCTGCAGCAGGTAGTACACCACTAGCAACAGATGTAACAAGCAGTTCACTATTGTCAAACTCTTTACGCAGGTCTGCCTCAATCTCTGTTTTTTGTGACGCCACATTCTGCAATGCACCAAATGTAGCTTCACCTGCAACAGTTGTCTTAATAGGATTAGATGCCGCCGCCTGTATCATTCTACTGCCAAGGCGTTGGGGCATAAGTGATTGCCGAAGTGTACCAGCAACGGCAGCCTTGGCCGCTTGTGTACTAGCTACCCCTGCACCCTTGCCGATGCCCGGTAACAACAAGCCCAAATAAGTAGACGGTGCTGTTAATAAACCTTCAACATAATCTGTGAAAGTATTTTCAGCACCGCCTTCCTCATAGAATGAGGGCATTTCTCTAAACGTTTGATAAAGCAGACGGTAATCAGCTAGACGCATCTTAGCTTTATCATCATCTCTTTTAGTTGCATCAGCCGCAGCAGCTGACACATAGTTATAATCACCTGCTGTTGTCATTTCATTTACATCAAAAGAACGGAAATGACTAATAAACTCATCCACTACATCTTCATCTTTTACTTTAGACATGCCATGTCGTTCTGTCAAGAATCTCTTGGCAGCTTCAAATATAGCAGGATTTCTTTTTATAGACTCATAAGACTTTACAGAATTATTAAATACCTCTGACTCGGCACTCTGCTGACCATATCGGTCTAACAAACCCCCACCTTGTGATGATTGTGTAGAGGGTGTGCTTAGTGCATTTTCAGTTTGTTCAATAATGTCTTCGTCTTTGCGTCCAGTATATTTTTCTAAAAGACCCATTTAACGCCTCATCAATCCACCACGTGCTTTAGCTTTTGGTTTTTTTGCTTTATTTACTTGATTAATTATAGCTGTTGCTTGGTCTATAAAACTGGCATTTGATAGTCTGCGTTTAAACTCATCTACCATATCGCTAGTCATTTTTCCAGAAACATAACGAGCAATAAGTGCTACATCAGACATAGCTTTTACATCAGATAGATTCATATCTTGTGTTTGCATGGTGCGGTCTGATGAAGTTGTTGCTATATTTCTGGCTGGATCGTCTGACATTAAACTTTTTTGTTTTGGTTTTGAAGGGTTGGGCGTTTCTTTACCAGTGAATAAGTCTGGCCTATTTTTAAATTGTGCTTCTGCCGCATCTTCAATGCTAAAGCCTGAATCTGATGTACTATCTGTAGCAGGTGCTTTACCTGAAACATCCTCGACACCACCAACCTGTTTACGATCACGTCTGTTTGGATTTTCCAGCATCGACTTACGTACTTTATTTGCAGGACTTGAAGCTAATGTACCATCTGATTTAATTCGGTAATAATCATTTCCTATTTTTTTGTACGGGATACGAGTTCCCATACCTCTAAAGATAAGATCGGGTTTTACACGAGTGGCAAGGTCTACCGTTGCGTTATCTCTATCTGTTGCTTCTACATCGGACTCAACTTTAGATCGTTTAATTAACTCTTGTGATGCGGCTGTAACTTGTGTATCAGTTGCGTTATCATTTGAAATACGTTCAGATAATTCTTCAACACTTAATGTGGCTAAATCCACATCCGGTAAGTCTTCTTTAACATCTACAGTAGGCTTTGTATCTGTAGGCATACCGATAGTTTCTACATCAAATGCAGAAATACCATCATCCGGTGCTGTTGTTGCAGACATAACTAAGCTACGCGCTGTTTCATTATCTACCTTAAATCTTTTTGCGACATCACTTACCACTCTATCCATTTGATAACCGGGAACCTGACCACTAAACATACCTAATGCATTAGTACGTTCTAAGTAACTTCTAACATCTGATACTTGATTTATTCTTCTAGCACTATCACCTTCTTGCACACGAAGTAGCGCACTGTTAATTAGATAATCAGCCCCAGCATCATCCACCTGTAAGCTAGACATTAGACTTTTCTTTACTGTATCACGTTGCCCAGCTTGTAGATTACCTCCTGCTACATATCCTACATCAGCCAATGCTGTACTTGTAGTGGTGCTGGCTTCAACACTAAGTAGCTTATCTACAGTATTAATATATTCTGGATTATTTGGATACAACAATCTAGCAGTAGAGGCTATTCTATTATTGTTATCTCCTGCAAACTGTGACTGTTGAACAAATTTAGCAGGATCATTTTCTGGAAAGTCAACTTGCATGTCAAGAATAACATCTTGCGGAACAGAATTTTGTAAAGATTTTGTTTCCGCTTCTACTGTTGTGGTATCTGTGCCGGGTACACCTGCAACACTACCTGCTGTCCCATCAGATACAGAGGTTTGTTTTACATCACCTGCAACCCCTGCTTCATCAGTTGAGCCTGTACCCAATGCAGCATTAGTTTGATCTTGCCCTGCTGTAGCGGATGCACTGATAGATGATAAGTCAAGACCTTGGAACCTTTGACCCGCAAGGGTAATACTTTTAGTATTCCATCCCTCTGCTACAGCTTGGTCCATGCTAACTTTAATAGCTTCTTCAACAGCTTTATTAAATTCTTTTACGGCATCAACGCCCGAATCCTCAAGAAGTTTAAGAATTTTAGAAAATTGAGTAGAGTTTCCTAAGTCTGTCGTAGACAAAGCCTCTAATGCAGCTTCCAGTTTAGGATTGTTTCTTGCTAGATTTTTCTTTGCTGTAGCATAAATCTGATTATATGCCGCATTTACCGACTCTTGAGTTGTTCCTTTTAAATTAGCTTGCTCCGTTTTTAACCGATTACGCCCAGCAATATCCTCTGCCATACCTTTGCCAGCAAATGCCCCATCACTGTTTTTATAAGCATCTCCATGTTTAGCAAGGTTACGCTGAATGTCTTCATCCATACGAGCAATTTGTATTTCAAGTGGTGTGAAACCACCTGCATCCATATCGTCTGCTTCTCTATTAAGTCTTGTGGCTGTTGTTACATCCCCATCTGCGGCAGCAATAACTGCTTGTGCGCGGAGTACGGCTGACCCACCTTCAAGTTGCGCCTCTTGCAACGTAATCTTTCTAGAGATACGCTTTCTATCTGTTATTAAATTTGAATACTCTGTATTTGCAGAGCCATCAGCATTTAAAGGATTCATCTGTGACAAAGATTGGTCAATGGCTGTCAAAGCTGTTTTATCATCGCCTTGTTCTATAGCCAAATTAAGCAAAGCATCACGCCTTTTTTCTGCTTTTTTTACCTCATCTTCAGTAGAGGAAGTATTTACAATAATGTCTTGCAAATGGTTTAGTTTGGAATTAGTATCCATACTATGATAGTTCATACCCTCACGGTCAAAATTATATCGAGTAAATGCAATAGACGATGCAGTAGGTGTTGTTTCAAAACCAATCTTTTGCATCTGATCTTTAGCTTGCGCACCACCAGTTGCAGTAACGTCAAAGTCAGGTACAAGCGAACTTATTAGGCCACTACCTTTGATAGTGCCTTTAGGGAATATCATATCAGATGGAGCAAAGCTACTCTCTGCGTCAGACAAACTACGCACAATCTCTGACAATTTAAATTTAGTTTCTGGAACATCTTCATTAGCACGTTTAATAAAGTCAAGAGGTCTAACGCCCGGACCACCTGTCTCAGTTTGCTTTCTCATAAATTCTATGTCTGATGTAAATCCAGATAGGCCACGTTGTTTATACAAAGCTGCCGCAATGTTTTGCGCATCTAAATTATTTTGATCGCCACTAATTACAAAAGCCGCATCTTGTATTAAAGTTTGAAGTTCTTTATCTTTTGACTTGCGTTCTTTTTCACGTTCTTCTGCTTTTTTCAAACGCCACTTGGACACCATGTCGATATTATCGCGTGTCCGTTCAATACTTTCTTTAAGTTGTGTGTCAACTGACTTAGCAAGACCTGTAGCAAAACCCGTAAGAAAACTCATTAGCTTCTCCTACCCATCAAGCCTGTCGCACGTTCCGTGGCTTTTTCTTTTAAGGTATTAACAATTTCATTTGTTGTTTCTTGATCTTGTGGTGAGTCGTCGTCTTCTTCTACTTCTTCTGTTTGTTCTTGCAACTTTACCAACGCCTTGTCAACTAGTGTACTACGAACCTCTGTAGATTTTTCCATGCCTGTATTGTATTTAATACCTTCTTCATCAGCCATGTACATAATCAATTCCATAAGCACTGGAATTACCATTATACCTACATCAATGTTATGCTTACCTTCCATAACTCCAGAAAGCTGAATTGAATTAGCTAGTGTGGTTACAGGCACACCCATTTCCAGAACATCCATAAGTTGTTCCGTTACCTCATCATTTGCAAAGCGAGGAATATAGTAATCTAAGGCTTCTTCTACTGTCACATGTTGTGCAGGAGATTGCCAAGGACGTGCGCCAAGTTCATGCGTCATAGACATACCAGCAATTGGAGCATCAAGCATTGGTTCGTTATTAATATCCATTATACTTCTTGTTCCTTCTTGTCCCGTATCATCTTCATATAAGAAGCAACACGTTCTAATGGTTGACCTACACCTTCATCTTTTTTAGACATACGATCTGGTGATTTAGACAACAATCCACCCAATATAGGTTTGGGTTTTTCTTTCTCTATTTCTTTCTCAAGTCGTCTGTCCATACTATGGTATAGCATACCTGCAGGATTAGTTTGCATAATTATACCTCACTTTATGTTTTTTTACAACTAAATTCATTAGCTGACGTATAAAAAATTTAATCTTTGGCTTGTCTTTAATATACTCTGCAAAGTCTTTACCGTGTTTTACATACAGTTTATATAGCCAGCGAGGTGCATTCTTTTTCATCCAGCTTCTGAAGATGAACCAACGTATGTCGGACGGTCCATATACTTCACGTGCTACCCAACAAAACTCAATAAACGCACTACCTAATGTACCAATCAAGCCACCAATTGCTGAACCAGCAGCGGTTTTGCCAGCGGCTTTTGTTGCCGCAGCTTGTGCATCTGCACTCAATTGTGCAATAGCCATGCTATTAATGCGATCAAGTTCATTTTCTGCAGAGGTCCATGCCCACTCCATAGTGTCAGCATAGTATGTCCACAGATTGTCATAGGAATTTTTAGAGATGTCAAGCAATGACGTAGCATTTAGTTCATTGGCACGATTGATAGCGGCAGTGTTTGCTGTAGCTATCTCTCTACGCCACTGTGCATTGTTTTGTGAAATCACAAGCTGGTTCTGTGCGTTAAACTGGTCACGTTGATTATTTAGTTCCGCATTAAATCTTTCTACAGTATTACGCTGACCTGCATTAAATTGAGACTGTGCATTAGACTGTGATGCATTAAACTGTGAAACTTGTGAATTAAGATTCGCAAAGAATTGATTAGTTTGATTTTCAGATGTAGCATTAAACTGACGTGCGGCATTTTCTGCGGCTTGATCGGTAAACAAACTCTGAATACGTTGTTGTGCTTTAAATGTATCTGTTTGTTGTCTGTTAGACAGGTTAGCCATATCCATATTAAGAAAAGATTGTGCATTTTGTACGGCAGTCTGTTGTCTATTGTTAAGGTTAGATGCGTCCATTTGTGCTAAAGCAGATGCTTCTGCCATGACCATAGCCTGTGAATTAGTTAGGTTTTGTAGATTGACAGTGTTAGCAACACGGCTATTCTCAAGCTGTACCTGTTGCTCTGCAGTAAAGTTCATATTAGCAATGTCACTAATTTTTGCTGAGTTTTGTACTCGTGATTGGAACTCTTGGTCAAACTCCATGCCAATAAATGTAGCACGTTGTTGTGCAGAGAGCATAGCACGTTGCTGGCGATTAGATAGATTTTGTGCTTCAAACTGTGCAGTAACAGATGCGTCAGCTTGTGCAATAGGAATAGCAGACTCTAACGCAGCTTGTACCATAGCTTGCCCAGCCATACTAGATGCACCAAGGCCACGTGATGCCATCTGCGCTTGTACACCACGCAATGCACCCGCAGCCCATGCTGGTGGGTTTGACGCATCGAAGTTAGCAGTGAGTGAGGCAAGCTGTCCTTGTACAGTAGCTTGTTGTGAGGGGGTCGCTGTTGCGGATTGTATTTGTTCAGTAAATGTAGCGGCTGTTTGCGCATCTGCAACACCACTAATTAACTCACCTGATTGAATCTGTCGTTGCACAGGGTTGTCAATAAGTATTGAATTACCTTGCGCAGCAGATACATTTCCTACAGAAGATGCTGTTTGTTGCGCGGCAATTACTTCAGCACGTGGGTCTACTACACCTTGCGCAGCCTGTGTTGCATCTATTGCGGAAGCAATAGCAGGTGCGGCAGTAGTTGCTTGCACTTGTGCAGCATTTCCTTCTACAGCAGGTATAGCTTGTGTAGTTTGTGCTAGTGTTGTTGGAACAGCCATCCCATCAGCTACTTGACCAGTATATGGGTCTATCATTTGATCTGGCGTAGCTTGTGTGCCTACAGCAGCAACCGCACCACCAGTTGGTAAACCGGGAGTAAAGGCTTGTTGTACCATAATGTCACCAATAGTTGGCTGTTTTGTTTGTGTGACTTGTATGGGAGTTGTTGTTACACCTTCTGGCACATCTGTTTCACTTGCATAGACATTGCCGTCATCATCTTGATACTGTGTCACCGTAGTGACAGTGGGTGGAGGCGTTGTATATGTAGGTACAGATTGTTGTGGGAGTTGTATTTGTTGTGGTGAGGAAGATGGCTGTTGTGACGTAGTGCCTTTCATCTGGCTGTTCTGGAACCTGCGTTCAAATTCCTCGTTTTGTCGCACCTTTGCCGCATACGATTCATCTGTATCAGTAGGTAGCCGTAGTACCGCTGCAGATGATGCAACGGGTTGTGCTTGCAGGGGTGCTTGAAACGTACCACCGCCGGGTGCTTGTGGGCGTGGGTCAAAGTATCCTTGCTTAACAGTTACACGTGAACCGTCAGGTTTATACGCAAACTCACCGCCTGTTACTGGCATAACTGTTGTTTGTGGCATCGTTGAATCTGTAGTTCTAGTTAATATTTCACCCTGTTGTGGCTGATAAAAATTTGGTTCACCAAAACCAGTAGCTGTAAAACCACCAGTAGCCATCTTACGTACCATACCACCTTTAGCCATAGTCTGTGCAGCTTTTACAAAGCCATCCATACGTGCCTTACGTGCTGGGTCTTGTTCAATAAAGTCTTGAAACTGTCCCATGTTACCAGAGTAGCCCATTGACTGTGCAATCTTATTCATTGCTTCCGGTTTAAATGCTTTAAAGACTGCCATATTAAATAATTCCCATAAATACTATAACTACCGTAGTCATTACCATTAGTGTACTACCCATTAACATTGCTTCCAAACGCCACATACGTTTGTCAAGACTTTCTAACTTACCATGTACCATTTCATAACGCACCGCGCACTCTTTTTCGTGTGCCTCAAGTTCCATCTGTGTTTTCATTGCGGGTTCCATTGTCATTTTCATTTAACCTAAAGTTATCTCCATCTAGGACCTTCAAACCATGCAACTAAAGATTTTCTTACTCCCTTAGTAACTGGTGTGACTTTATGTAAAAGATAGCTAGGAAATATTAATATAGTTCCTTTAGCCTTTGATTGGGTTGACGGATTTTCTACTTCAGAGAAAGAAAAGTCACCACCCTCGTATTCATCTGGACTAGAAAGCTGTACCGTTACTGATAACTTTCTATCAAATGCTTTGTCTGATTCCCAGTTTATATCATGATGTAATCCGTAGTGACCTTTTTCGGAAGCATGATACTCTGTATATTGCACATCAGCTACTTTACAGACATCTACATTAAAAGCATTTCTATTAGCTTGTTGTACATAGTACCAAAGTGTATCTAAAACAAAGTTATTGCCTGTTAGCCATTTAATGTTAGAACGGCGAATATCTGGTATATTCTGTGACCCAGCAAAAACACTGGCTTTTTGTTGACTTACAGATTCCGCTTGATTTTCTATTTCTTTAATATTTTCATTGGAGATTCCGGCACTCCACATCTGCCATGTATTTCTCATTTTACATTACCTTTGGTAAATACCTATAGGGTAGGCCAAGTAACTCCTGCCCAGATATACTTACCATTTTCTGCGTCCCAAGTCAAGTAACAATTTGGATAATCCGCAGGTAAATCACGTAATGCTTTTCTATATGCTAATTGCTCAGAAGTTGATGTGCGGTCAGGTAATACCATCCAATCAGAATCTACGAGTAATGCGTCACGTTCTTTTCTAAGTTGTGCCATTGCATCTGAACCAGTAATATTTGCTGGTGGTGTATAATCACCAATAGTACCAAACTCACCAGCCACTGCTTTATTATAAATCTCTACGCCATATGACATGCTATCCAATGGGTTAGCTGAAAAAGGAACATATTCCTCATCTATGTGACTAAAGTTGACTTCAATATCAATGAAATTTTTAGCAGGGTTTCCCCACTTTGGATTTCTTGCATTTGTATATGTAATATTCATTAGCTTACCCTCTGCCAGCATGTAATTTCATCTGATTTACCACCTGATTGAGACATGCCGTGACATCGCCAAGTGCCAGTGTTTATATGCTGTTGATAACCACCATCCACATTAGTATAGTAAAGAGATGACCCTGCTCTATTAGTTCCTGCGGAAGTAGTAGTATTATTAATCCATCCCAAAACAGTTGAACCAACAGCACTTACTGAGCTTGGATTTGGGCCTTCAGGACCAGTTGGTCCCGTAGGTCCTGTTCCACCTGTAGGTCCAGTTGGTCCCGTAGGCCCGGCTGGTCCGGCTGGTCCGGCAGGTCCGGCACTTCCTGTTGGTCCCGTTGGGCCTGTACCGCCATCACTACCATCGCTACCATCGTCACCAGCAGGTCCCGTAGGTCCCGTAGGTCCAGCAGGGCCAGTAGAACCCGCAGGGCCAGTAGAACCAGCAGGTCCAGTAGGACCAGTAGGACCAGTAGGACCCGTTGGTCCTGCTAGTGAAGCATTGGCTATAGTTTGCTTTTCCCATCTGCTTGCAGTCACATCATATACAGCTATTAGGTCACTAGAAGCAGCATCTGTATCTGTAGGAAACGCAGTAAGAGTGTTACCAATAAATGCATCTAGTGCAGTGCCATCTACTGTAATAGCGTCAGCTTCAAGAGTGCCATCAAAGTCTCCATCTACTGCATCTATGTTACCTTTAAATATTGTTGCTGTTACTGTTCCCGTACTTGGGTTGTATGCCAAGTTACCATCCATCTCCAAGCCAACATTTCCTGTGCTTGACGTAGCCCCTTCTACAAAAGTAATAAGATTTTCTTCATTTGTACTTTCATTATCAGTGACTAGAACGTGGGCAGAATTTGTTGCATCTGTAACTGTTGTTCCTGCAATAACTGTGGCTAATGCCGTACCGCCAACAGTAATAGCATCTGCCTCTAAAGTACCATCAAAGTCTCCGTCTACTGCATCTATATTACCCTTGAATACTGTAGCACTAACTGTTCCTGTACTTGGATTATAACTGAAATTACCATCCATCTCTAGTCCGACATTACCTGTGCTAGAAGTTGCATCCTCCACAAAAGCAATAAGGTTTTCTTCGTCAGTGCTTTCATTATCGGTTACTAAGACGTGAGCAGAGTTAGTTGCGTTAGTAACTGTTACTCCTGCAATTACTGTATTGAGTGCTGTACCACCTACTGTAATCGCGTCTGCTTCTAGGGTTCCGTCAATGTCTGCGTCACCTGATACGTCAAGCGAACCCGCGTCCAACTCACCTGTTAAGGTGATGTTACGGAAGCTGGCTACATCTTTGTTGGCATCTGCTGTAACTACTTTACTAGCAACCACCGTTCCTACAGAAGCACCCGTATCACTATAGTTAAGTTCAGCGGCTGTAGCTGTAACGTTTGTACCACCTATGTCTAGTGTAGTCATAGAAACTTCACCAGCTACGGTCAGTAATCCACTAGCGACAGTCATCAAGTCTGTATCGTCTGTGTGACCAATTGTTGTGCCGTTGATAATAACATCGTCAATATCAAGAGAGCCACCGGAGATTAAACCTGTAGTCGTAATCGTAGATGAGCCAGTATCAATAGTACCAAACCCAGATGTAATAGAACCTGAATTAAGTGCGCCAACTGTTGTAGCGGCGGTAGTTACGAGATTTGGCATTGCCGTAATTTCGTCATCAAAATAGGCAGCTAAGTCTGTGACCGCCACCTGTTTCATAGTTCCAGCATCGTTGAATACAACACGGTCTGCATCA